CGATTTACAAGATGCTATTAATATGTTAACTGAAATACAACAAGAATTAATTATATTAGAAGCATTTGAAGATTAACAATTAGCAAAATCTATTATTTTTAAATTGATAATAAAGTTTTTCAATTATGGAAGATAAAAGAAAAGGTAATGGCGGTCATCCAAATAGTGGTCGTAAATCTAAAGCAGAAGAAGTTGCATTAATAGAGAAGTTAACTCCGTTAGAGCCATTAGCATTTGCTGCATTAGAGAAAGGTTTAGAGCGTGGTGATTTTAAATTCACACAGTTGTTTTATAATTACTATGCAGGTAAACCAAGAGAAACCAAAGATGTTACTTTAATTAGTGAACAGCCTATATTTGATATAAGCGATTTAGACGACATTTAAAGAACGATAATGGAATTTATAATAACTACTGCTTTAAAGAAGTTATTGCGTCTTAAAAAGCGTATAAAGGTTGTTAGAGGTGGTACGTCTGCTTCTAAAACCTTTTCTATTTTGCCTATACTAATAGATAGAGCAATTAAGACACCTGATTTAGAAATTAGCGTAGTATCAGAATCAATACCGCATTTACGAAGAGGTGCATTAAAAGACTTCTTAAAAATAATGATGGCACTTGGTAGGTACAACGATAACCAATTTAATAAGAGTACACTTAAATATACTTTTGTTAATGGTAGTTATATTGAGTTCTTTAGTGTAGACCAACCTGACAAGCTACGAGGTGCAAGACGTAATGTTTTATATGTTAACGAATGTAACAATGTAGACTTTGATTCTTACTATCAATTAGCAATTAGAACAAGCGGTGAAATATGGTTAGATTATAATCCTTCAAGTTTGTTTTGGGTAGATAGGGAAATAATAAATCAAGATGATGTTGATTTTATTACCTTAACTTATTTAGATAATGAAGCGTTATCTGAAACTATTGTAAAAGAAATAGAATCAGCAAAAGAGAAAGCAAAGACTTCATCTTATTGGGAAAATTGGTGGCAGGTTTACGGACTTGGACAAACAGGTTCATTAGAGGGTGTATGTATTCCTGATTGGCAAGAAATACAATTACCTACAGAAGCAAGACTATTGTGTTACGGAATGGATTGGGGTTATAGCAATGACCCTACTTCTTTAATAGCTATGTATAAATATAACGATGCTTATATATTTGATGAGTTGATATATCAAAAAGGATTATTAAATTCTGATATTAGTGATTTGCTTAAAACAAATAATGTAAACGATATTGTTTATGCTGATAGTGCTGAGCCTAAATCAATAGCTGAGTTGAACAGTTATGGCCATAATGTATTACCTGTTAGCAAGGGTCGAGATAGTATCATATATGGTCTTAATTTAATTAATCAAAACAAAGTTTATGTAACCTCAAGAAGTAAGAACTTAATCAATGAATTAAGAAACTATATTTGGATGGTTGACAAACAAGGAAACAAACTAAATAAACCTATTGATGCTTACAATCACGCTATAGATGCTATGCGTTACGCTATGACTTCACAATTAGAGAATCCACATAAAGGAAACTATTATATCTATTAATGACATACGGAGAAATCATAGCTACAATAGAATGCTATATCTATTTAAAGACTAATCAAAATGTATTAATAGCTTTACCAAGAAATGTAGGTGAGATAAAAAAGATGCAGCAAATGTACAATATAGCAAAGCAAGATATACTTTATATGTGGCAGGTTTAAATGTTAAAGTTTTGTTAAAGTTTTTAATTTTGTTTGTATGTTAAAATATTTTATTAATTTTACACCATCAAACAATAACAATTAAAAATTATGAGAACAATCGCAGGAGTAATATCAGCATCAGTTGCAATGTTAACACAAGATTATTTAGTACAGGCAGTATTTTGTTTATTAACCTTTTATTTAATTTACCGTGAACTTAAAAGCAGTAACAAAGTGTCTGAGTAACGGAATAACTATTTACCCAATAGTAATAGAAGATACTTACCACGTAGGCAAAAGAAAATACAATTACGTTAAAATAGAAATCAACGTAAATGGCACAAAGAAAATAGGAAGTGATAAATACAAACAAGATGAAACACTTACTAATAAAGTATTTGAATTGTATGAAGTTTTAAATTTAAAATTAGTTTAGAGTTAATAAAAATTGGTTGGAAATTGGTAGTCAGAAATGGCTACCTTTTTTTGTTTTATACAATTCTTAAGTTAATTAATTTTTAAAATAAAATATGAAAGTAAATATAAACGTACCTGATTCGTTAAACGAAATTACTTTATATCAATATCAAAGATTTGAGAAACTAATACAAGAAAACGAAGCGAGTCATTTTGTTAATCAAAAGACTATTGAAATATTTTGTAACATAGAACTTAAAGATGTTGCACGTATTCGTATAGCTGATATTGATGATTTACTTTTACATTTAGATAACTTACTACAACAAAAACCAAAGCTAACTAAAACTTTTAAGTTAGGTGTTTACGAGTTTGGGTTTATACCTAAATTAGAAGATATGACTTCAGGCGAGTTTATAGATTTAGAAAACTATTTAGGTAGCACTGAAACTTTGCATCAAGCTATGGCTGTTTTATTCAGACCAATTAAATCAAAGATAAAAGATTTATATACCATAGAAGAATACGAATCAAGTTATAAATATGCAGAGGTTTTAAAATATATGCCTTTAGATATTGCTTTAGGTTCTATGCTTTTTTTTTGGACTTTGCAGAACGATTGCGTGAACGCTTTGACGGATTATATACAGAACGAAGTGGAACAATCGGAACAAGCGAAGCAGGTTTTGGTAAGAAATGGGGTTGGTATCAATCAATTTACGCAGCAGCTCAAGGGGATATTCTCAGATTCGATGCCGTCACTAAATTACCAATCACAAAACTAATGATGTGGTTAATGTTTGAAAAGGAAAAAAACGAAATAGAAATAAAAAAATTAAAACGTAATGATATATAGAATTATAAAAGAAATTAAAGATGTGTTACTTGATGAGCCATTTGTAAACACAGTTACAGAGGGTGATATATTTGAAGTTGATTTAAACAAACAAACAATATTTCCTTTAAGTCATATTATATTAAATAGTGCAACGCATCAAGGTAATGTAATATCGTTTAATATTACTATTTTGTTAATGGATGTTATAAATCAAAAAGACGATAGCAATAAAGTTGATATTTGGAATACTCAATTACTTTTAGGTACAAGGGTTTTAAATAAATTAAACAGAGCAGATATTGCTGATGACTTTTGGGAGTTAACAGGTAACCCTACTTACGAACCATTTACAGAACGTTTCGAAAACGATTTAGCAGGATGGGCGGTTACGTTTGATGTATTGGTAAGAAACGATATTACTATCTGTTAATGGATAATAAAGAAACATATAAATACTTAAACAACTTTGCTAAATATGTAATTCAGCAGAGTAGAAGTAATTTAAGTAAAAGCAATAAGAACGTAAATAAGAAATTATACAATTCATTAGATAGTGAAATTGAAGTAGGTGCTAATAGTTTTAGAATGTCTTTTTTAATGGAAGATTATGGTGCGTTTCAAGACCAAGGAGTTAGTGGAACGAAAAAAAAATATGATACTCCATTTAGTTACAAAAATAAAAGACCACCTTTAAAACCAATTACTGAATGGGTAACAAAACGTAGGTTTCAATTTAGAAAAGAAAATGGAAAGTTTATGTCTTATAAATCTACTGCTTATTTAATTGCAGGTGGTATTTTAAAGAACGGAATTAAACCAAGTTTATTTTTTACAAAACCATTTAATAAAGCATTTGAACGTTTACCTGATGAATTAATTGAAGCATACGGATTAGACGTTGAACAATTTTTACAATATACAATTAATAAGAAATGAAAAAAATATTTATAAGAAGTCCGTACTTTATTGAAATAAACGAAGCAGGACAAACAGGGGCTAAAATAGAAGTATTCTTATGGAACAAAGGTACAACTGAACCTACTGTACCAACTTATACTTTGACTAAAAACATACCGAGTGCTTTACAGCCTTCAATAACTTGGAATGTAGCAAACTATGCAAAAGAATATATTAAGCCTGTTGCTCCTGTAACTGTTTCAGTACCTACTGAAGAGAATGTTAACACTTGGTGTTATATGAAAATTAAAACATACAAATTAGTAACTTCAACACCAACGCTTTTAAATACAGAAACTTTTGTTTGTTTAAATGGTTACACACAATACTCAGGTGGTTATAATCAAAGTGATGAGCAAACTGTAATTCCTTTAGTAAATACAAATATTAATTTGACTACATTTTCAGGTTTTAATTATATAGATGTTTGGATTGAAGAAAATACTGATTTTGTTTGGGAAGGTAATGATGAGTATTTTTTTACACCTATAAGCGAAGGTCTTTGGAAATTACCTTACGATTATGACGCTTATACTTTAAGTTATGAGGGTGGCGAAGGAATTTTTGGTATTAATACAGAACAATTATGCGAGGTTAAATACACACCAATAACTTGTAAATTTATAAATCGTTTTGGTGGTTGGCAGTTCTTAACCTTTTTTAAAGCTAATAGCAGTTCGATAGACGTAACTTCTAAAGATTTTAATATGTTACCTGCTTCAATAAATTATAATGTCTTACAAGGTCAAAAAAGAGTATTTAATTCACAAGGTAAACAAAAGATAAAATGTAACACAGGTTGGGTTGATGAAAATTATTTTGATTTAATACAAGATTTACTTTTAAGTGAAACTGTTTTATTAGATAATAAACCTGTAACAGTAAAAAGTCAAAGTGCAGATTATAAAACAAATATAAAAGAAAAGAATATCAACTACGAAATAGAATTTGAATATAACTTTGGATTAATTAACGATGTAATATAATGAAAGTAGCTTTATATATTTATGTAGATGATGAAGTAGAAACGTTAACGCCTTTAACTGTAGATAGCACTTTATACACTGTTGATAATAGTGTTATAACTGTTGACGCTGCAGACGTTAGTGATTTTGTTTTTGGTAATGTAGCAAGGCGTATTGAATTATTTGAAGATGAAAAGATTTCTTTAACTTCATCTATACAAAACGTTAACGATATATCAAAAGTATTTACCGACTATTCGCAATCGTTTACAATTCCTGCAAGTGATAACAATAACGAAATATTTAGGCATTGGTACGAAAATAGTTTAGATGATGGTTTTGACCAACGCAGAAGATACGATGGATACATTGAACTTGATACACAATTATTTAGAACAGGTAAATGGCAGTTAGAAAGTTCTACTATAAAAAATAATCGTGTTGAAGATTATAAAATTACTTTCTACGGAGAATTAAAATCATTGACTGATAAATTTGGTGAGGATAAATTAAAAGACGTTCAAGAAATAAATAATTATACTACTGCTTACAGCGGTGATAACGTTAGAACTTTAGTTCGTGCAGCTACTCCTCAAAGTGTTATGTTTCCATTAATTACTTCTAACAGAGTTTGGCAGTATGGCGGTGGTGGTGCAAATGATATTTCAACAAGCGGTGGAGCAATTAACTATAACGAATTATTCCCTGCATTAAAAGTATCTAATATATTTTCTGCTATTGCTGCTAAATATAATTTAACTTTTAGTGGTAGTTTTTTACAGCAGCAAAAATTCAATAAGGCTTATTTATGGTTAAAAGATAATGATGCTACAACTTTTGTATCTACAACACAAAGAAAGCAAATTACCCTTAATAATAATACTACTTATTTGCCTCAAGTTTTTAAAATTGAAAACAATACTTACAAATTATTAAGTACAACAAGAACAAGAATTGGAACGAATTTATTTGCAGATATACCTGATTTTAAAATAACATTAACGTTTCCTACTGTTATAACTCACAGAGTTTTTATACATAAAGACGATGCTTTATACGCTTCGTTTGAGTATACTTCAAATCAAACAGTAATTAATGTTCCGTGGCAGTATCGTGGTGGTGATTATACATTTTTTGTTGAATCTTTTACACCAACCTCATACACATATAGTTATAGTTTTCAACATAGAAGAACAACACAAAATGGAACATTTGTTAGTTTTCCAACTATTGTTTTAGGTATAGGTAGTGGAAGTGTAAACGCTAATCTTAATTTATTAAATTATGTTCCTGATATGAAAGTATCAGACTTCTTTAGCGGAATATTAAAAATGTTTAACCTTACTGCTTTTAGTACCGATGGAATTAACTTTACATTAGAGCAGTTAGAGAATTGGTATTATTTAGGTGGTATAAAAGATTTTAGTGAATATTGCACGACTGATTTAGATTTCAATAGAATTAAGCCATATAAGAAAATTAACTTTGAATACGAAAAAAGTGAGAACCTTTTAAGCAGACAGTTCTTTACTACAAATTCAAGGGAGTACGGGAATTTAAGTTCTACGTTTAATACTGATGGTTCTGATTATTCAATTAAATTACCATTTGAGAATTTATTATTTAACAAATTTACAGGTACTAATTTACAAGTTGGTTATGCTTTAAAATCAGACTTAACGCCATACGCACCAAAACCAATTATTTTATATGTAACAGAAAGAAGTTCAGGAACATTATTTTTTAATACAGGTTTGTCAAATACCAATATATCTAATTTTAATGTGTTTGGGCAAGATTGTATTGATACTGCAGACTTAACAAGAAATACTTTGAATTGGGGTGTTGAAATAAGTTCTTATTTTTTACAGCCTATTGATAACTCTTTATTTAATAATTATTATTTAGCTTACTTAAATAACCTTTACACTTTAAAATCAAGAATGGTAAAAGTTAAAATGCGTTTGCCTTATTTAGAGTTATTAAATTTAAGGTTAAATGATAGAATTATAATTCGTGATAAAAGGTATGTTATAAATCAATACACAACTGATTTAACAACTTTTGAAAGCGACTTTGAATTAATACAAGATTTTAGAAGTATTAATTATGATAATAGTGGTTTAAGACGTATTGATAATCAGGCTATAATATTTGATGTATTTACAACTTCAAAAGAAGTTTTAACTTGGACAATAGATTATGACCCTGATGGTATGTTAACAAGTCCACCATCTTCTAATGAGTTAGGAGTTAAAATAACTGTTTCTGCAAATACAAGTGGATTAGAAAGAACCGCCTCAATAGTAAGTAATAATTTAGATGTAATTACAATTATACAAGATGCTTAAATTAATATTAGAGATGCTTCCGTTGTTAAACGAACAAGATAGCGAAGCAATAGCAATAGCAAAAGGAAAGTACAAACTACCTTCAAACATTAAAGAATTAAAACAAGCGATAAAATGGCAATTAAGAAAACAATAGAAATTGATGTAAGTACAGTCCAAGCGGTTGGTGGTTTAGATAACCTTTCAAAAGCGTTAGAGAAAGTTGATTCATCAGCTAAAGGCGTAGAAGCCACCTTTGAAGAAGTTTATGGTGATTTAAAACCTTTAACTGCAAGAATGGGTGAAGCTGAAGATAGGCTTTACGAGTTAGCTTTAGCAGGTCAAAGTGCAAGTCAAGAATATAAAGATTTATTAGCATCTGTTGGGCAGTATAGACAAGTGCAAATGAAAACGGATATGGTTGTTGACGCTGCAGCAACTACATTTGACACTAAATTAGGTGGTGCTTTACAAGGTGCTACTTCTGCTTTTGCAGGTATTCAAGGGGCGATGGCTTTAACAGGCGGACAAAGTGAAGAACTTGAAGCTGCTATTTTAAAAGTTCAGGGTGCTATGGCACTTGCTGAGGGTGTTCGTGGTTTGCGTGAGGGTTCAGTTGCTTTTAAAGCATTAGGAACTTCGGCAAAGGCTGCATTAAATGGAATTAAAACAGGAATTGCTGCTACAGGTATCGGTGTTTTATTAGTTGCTTTAGGTGCAGTTGTAGCTTATTGGGATGATATTAAAGAAGCGGTTGGTGGTGTTAGTGATGAACAACAAGCGTTAAATGCTCAATCAAAAGCAAATTTAGATATTGAGCAAAAGAAACTTGATGCTATTAGTAGTGAAGAAAACATTTTAAAACTTCAAGGAAAGTCTGAGCGTGAAATTTTGCAAATGAAAATTGCTCAAACTGACCAAACAATTAAAAAAGCTGAAATATCTTTACAAGATAGTATAAACACAGCTAAAGCACAAGAAGCCACCGCAAGAAGAAATCAAGAAATATTAGCAGGTATATTAAAATATATGTCTGTACCTTTAACCTTGCTTTTAAAAACTATTGATTCAGTAGGTGAAGCACTTGGTAAAGATTTTGGTTTAGAAGATAAATTTTTTACTGCTGCATCTAAATTTGTGTTTGACCCTGAAAAAACAAAAGCAGAAGGTGATGCGGTTATAGCTGAACAACAGGCTGCACTTAAAAAACTTCAAAACGATAAAGCAGGTTATCAACTTTCTATTAATAATCTTGATAAACAATCAGCTAAAGAATCTTCTGATAAACAAAAAGAAGCTAACGATAAAGCTATACAAAACGAGAAAGATAAAGCCGATGCTTTAGAACGTATTAGACAAGCTGAAATTGATACTGAAGCAGAACGTAGGGCAGAAGAATTAAGGCAAATTCAACAGCAATATGCTGAATTAATTGCAGAAGCTGATAAATATGGACAAGATACAACTGCTTTAAAAGAAGCACAACGCACAAAAGAAAAGGAGTTAGCTGATAAATTTGCTTTAGAAGACGAAGAAAAAAGGTTAGCTGCTGAAGAAAAGAAAAAAGCGGAAGACCAAAAAAAGATTGATGATGATAAAATTTTAGCAGAAAAACAATTAGAAATAGAAAAGGCTGTTGCAGAAGGTAAAAAAGCAATACAAGAACAATCTTTTGCTGTAGCTGAAAGTGGTATTAGTGTTTTAAAAGGAGTTTTTGAAAAGAATAAAGCTATACAAAAAGGTTTAATCATTGCTGAATCAGCTATGGGTATAGCTAAAATTGTAACTTCAACTCAAGCTGCAAATGCTGCCGATAGAGCTTATGCTGCTACACTTGGACCTGCAGGTGCAGGATATTTAGGTACAAAATTAGTTTTAAATAAAGTTGGTGCTGCTATAGGTATAGCATCTAATTTAGCTGCTACTTCAAAAGCGTTAAGTGCTTTAGGTGGTGGAAGTGCAAAAGGCGGTGGTGGAACTGATAGCGGTGGTTCAGGTGGCGGTGCTCCTGCTCCAACTTTTAACGTTGTAGGAAATAGCGGAGTAAATCAAATTGCTCAAACATTAGGTAGTCAACAACCTGTTCAGGCTTACGTTGTAGCTTCAAATGTTACTACTCAACAAAGTTTAGATAGAAACATAGTTAACAATGCTTCTTTAGGATAATATACCTTATAGGGTATAATGTAAACAAATTTGTTTATACTATACCTTTTTGTGTATAAAAAACAATTTAATAAATAATTAATTTTTAAATAAAAACAAATGAATTTAATAGAACTTATTATAGATGACAAAGAAGATTTGCAAGGTGTAGAAGCGATTTCAATCGTAGAAAACCCTGCTATTGAATCTGACTTTGTAGCATTAAAATCTGAAGAAGTTAAACTTGCTGAAGTAGATAAAGAAAAACGTATTTTGATGGGTGCTGTTTTAATTCCTGAAAAGCCGATTTACCGACGTAATGGTGAAGATGAGTATTATATCTATTTTTCAAAAGATACTGTTGTAAAAGCGTCACAGTTGTTTTTAAAGAAAGGTAATCAAGGCAATTCAACATTAGAACACTCAAAAGCAATCGAAGGTTTAACAGTTGTTGAAAGTTGGATAGTTGAAGATTTAACTAAAGACAAAACTGCTTTATATAATTTAAGTGTTCCTGTTGGTACTTGGATGGCAAGTGTAAAAGTTGATAATGATGAAATTTGGAACGATTACGTTAAAACAGGCAAGGTAAAAGGTTTCAGTCTTGAGGGTCATTTTGCAGACCAATTAGAAAAGAAAAAAGAATTGTCAAAGGTACTTACTGAAGAAGAAGAATTGATTTCTAAATTAAAAGAAATACTTAAAAACGTATAATGAAAAATACATCTTTTAAAGTTCACGTTCAAGAAGCAACTCAAAACGAAGTTGATGATGTAAATATTGAGCAAGGTGCTATGCTTGTAACTAATGAAGCCTTATTTATGGGTTTCAATGGTGAGCAAGTTAGGGTATATCCACCACAGTCAGCTAATATGGGTTTGGGTTGGGCAAGATACGATGATACACAATATACAAGTGCTTCACCTTTTAATTTTACTACAACTGCTTTTACAGTTCCAAATAATAAGGGTTTTGTAATTGATACAAATATTAATTCTGCAATAGATTATTATGCAGGTAATAAATTAAAGGCAGAGTTTGAAAACGATGTGTATATAGTTACAATCGCATTTAAAGCGAGTATAAGCAACGCAAACGGACACGTTGATATTTATCTTGAAGGCGGAAATGGAACTCCTTACGATAGGGTTAGAGATGTAATAACTTTTCCTAAAGGAAACAACGTTGAACATACATACGCAAAGACTTTCCAATACTATGCAGATGAAGACGTAGTAACAAACGGATTAAGCATTAAAATTAAAGCAAGTCACTCAGGAAATATACACGATGTAATTTATTTTATTCAAAGAACACAAAACCATAAATACTAATATGAAAGCTACAAAAAGTAAAACAAGTCCAAAGGGCGGAAACAGAGGTTGTCTTTGTGCAGACAGCACTTATAAAAAAGAATGTTGCAATGGTGATTTACAAGCGCAAGGTGTAGGTGCTACACTTTCACAAGGTGGTGAATCATTAATTACAAACGTTGACGGAACAAGAACAATAGTCTCTAACAATGGTTAATGTTAAAAATATAACAAAACTTTATAATATTAATTTTAAAACAAAAATCAAATGAGTACGTTAAAATCAGTAGGTAACAAATTATTCAAAACTGAACTTGCTTCACATAATGTTGAGTTAGCTTTAGTAGATGATTTTAATAAAGATTATCAAAAATTAAATGATGTTTTTTTTAAAGCTGAAACACTTGTAGTTGATTATAATGATTTAGCTACAAAAATAGCAAGTGATTTTAGTGCGGCAGGTTCAGTATTATTAGCAGCAAATAAAAGATTTGAAGAAATTTTAAAATCATCAAAAGATTTAGGTATTGAATTACCTGCTCAAATAAAAAATCAAGGTGAAGCTTTAAAACTTTTTGCTAAAGATGTAGACTATTATATTGGTAAATTAAAAGCTAATAAAATAAGTTTAAGAAACGGATAAATATAATAACTAAATTAAATATAAAGATGAGTACATTAAAATCCGTAGGTAACAAATTATTTAAAACTGATTTATCTTCACACGAAGTAAAGTTGGCAAAATCTATTGCAGATATTGAAAAAGCATACGAAAAAGGAATTTCTTTAAACAAACAATTCGATTCTGTTAAACAACAATACGATAGTGCTGCAAAACAATTATCAAATATAGCTGAAGATTTTGTGTCTTCTTATGTTGTTGTTATTAATGATGGTAAAGAAACTTTAAAAGCAGTTCTTGATTTAGGAATTAAAGGTGCTGAAGTAGACAGATTAAAAAATGCTATTTCAGAAATGTCAGGTTTAAGAGCTAAAATTGGAAACCCAACAGATTGGAAACCGAGAAATTAATTTAAATTAAATATAAATGTCGAACGTAATTAACCAAATTAAAACCTTATTGGGAATGGAAGTAAAACTTGCTCAAATGGCTTTAGAAAATGGTACTATTATCGAAGCTGAAGTATTTGAAGCAGGTGCAAGTGTTTTCATCGTAAACGAAGAAGATAGAATTGCTTTACCTGTTGGAGAATATAAGTTAGAAGATGGTATGATTTTAATCGTAGCCGAAGAAGGAATTATTGCTGAAATCAAAGAAGCTGTTGTTGAAGAGGAAACTCCTGAAGCAGAAGTGGAAGTTGAAGTAGAGCAAGAAATGGCTGAGGTTAAAGAACCTAAAAGAGTAATTGAATCAGTTACTAAAGAAATGTTCTTTGCTGAAATCGAATCTTTGAAAAAAGAAATCGAAGAATTAAAATTAGCTAAAACAGAAGTTAAAGTTGAAGAAGTAGAATTATCTGCTGAACCATTAACTCACAACCCTGAAGCTACTGCTAAAAGAGATGTAAATCTTTTTTCACAAAACAGAACAAGAACAACTTTTGATTCTGTATTAAACAAAATTTCAAACTTTAAATAATAAAAAATGGCGACTACAACCTCTATTACAACTACTTATGCAGGTCAATTTGCAGGAAAATATATTTCTGCTGCATTACTTTCTGCAACTACTATCGAAAACGGTGGTATTGAAGTAAAACCAAATGTAAAGTATAAAGAAGTTATCAAAAAATTAGCAACTAACGATTTAGTTAAAAACGCTACTTGTGATTTCGATGCAACTTCTACAGTTACTTTAACTGAAAGAATCCTTCAACCTGAGGAATTCCAAATTAACCTATCTTTGTGTAAAAAAGACTTCCGCAGCGATTGGGAAGCGATTCAAATGGGATATTCTGCATTTGATACATTACCACCTTCTTTTCAAGATTTCTTATTAGCACACGTTGCTGCTAAAGCTGCTCAAAACAATGAAGTATCTATTTGGAGAGGTGCTAACGCAACTGCAGGTCAATTCGACGGATTAGTTACTTTAGCTACTGCTGATGCAACTGTTATTGATGTAGTTGGTGAAGCTATCACTGCTGCTAACGTTATTGAAGAAATGGGTAAAGTAGTTGATGCTATCCCTTCTGCATTATACGGACAAGAAGATTTATATATCTATGTAGCTCAAAACGTTGCTCGTGCTTACGTTCGTGCTTTAGGTGGATTTGCTGCATCAGGTTTAGGTGCTAATGGTACTAATGCAATGGGTACTCAGTGGTTTAACAACGGAAGTTTAACTTTTGACGGAGTTAAAATATTTGTTGCTAACGGATTAGCTGATAACTATATGATGGCTGCTCAAAAATCTAACTTATACTTCGGTACAGGTTTATTAGCTGACCACAATGAGGTTCGTGTGATTGATGAAAGCGAAATTTTAGGCTCACAAAATGTAAGAATCGTTATGAGATTTACAGCAGGTGTACAATACGGAATCGGTTCTGATATCGTTCTTTACACTCCTGCATAATTTATTAAATAACAAACTATAAAGGGGTGGTGCAATAAACACCGCCCTTTTTTTTAATAACATATAAAAATATAAACAAATGGCTTGTGATTTAGGATTTGGTAGAATCGAACCTTGCAAAGATTCAGTAGGTGGATTGAAAGCGGTTTATTTCGTAAACTATGGAGATATGACAGGCGTAACTTACGATGCAACAAATACAGACGTGATTGATGCAGTAGCAGGTACTCCTTCAGCTTATAAATACGATTTAAAAGGTGCTTCTACATTTACACAAAATGTAAACAGCTCACGTGAAAATGGAACAACATTTTTCGAGCAAGTATTGGAATTAACATTTAAGAAATTAACTGTTAAAGACCACAAAGAATTAAAATTAATGGCTTACGGAAGACCTCAAGTTATCGTAGAAGATAACAACGGAAACTTGTTTTTAGCAGGTTTAGACCACGGAATGGATGTTACAGGTGGTACTATTGTAACAGGTGGTGCTTTAGGTGACTTAAGTGGTTACACTTTAACTTTAACAGGAATGGAACAAGTACCTGCTAATTTTATTGGTGATACACTTGCAGGAGCAGGATTCACTGTTGTTGTTGGTTCTTAATTAAATTAATAAATAGTTGAAAATTGGGTAGTGTAAAAGCTACCCTTTTTTTATTTATACAAAAACAAAGATTGTTTATTTTTAAATAAAAACAATGATAATTTTAAAAGAACAAGAAGCAGCACAAAACTTATACGCCACAATAGATGGTTTAGAAGCTGATGCTATTGTTTTAAGAGATGAAGAAGCTAATACAGAAGAAACTATTGAATGCGTATTTTCGATTGATAAATATTACGCAGTTACTAATTTGGTTTTTCCGATAAAACAAAATAAATTCTACACTTTAACAATTTTAAATGGTACAGATGTAGTTTATAAAGATAAAATATTTTGCACAAATCAAATAATTGAAGAATTTAGTATAAACAATAATGTTTACACGCAAAGAACTTCTGATAACGAATACATAATTTATGAATAACGTACACATTTTAAGTTTAAGTGCTTATAATTCTCCTACAATTACAGAGTCTAAAAATAAAGATTTTGTTGAATACGGAGAAGATAACAACTATTTCCAATACTTAATAGACAGGTTTTTATATTCAAATACAAATCACGCTATTATAACAGGTGTTGCTAATATGATTTATGGTAAAGGAATTGATGCTACCGATTCAAATCGTAAGCCTAATGAGTATGCACAAATGATGTCTATTGTAAAAAAGGATTGTTTGCGTAAAGTTTCTTTAGAGCGTAAACTTTTAGGTATGGCTTCAATGCAGGTTATTTACTTAAACGGAAAGGTTAAATCTGTTGAGCATTTTCCAATGCACACTTTAAGAGCAGAAAAATGTAATGACAAAGGCGAAATTGAAGCGTGGTTTTATCATCACGATTGGGCAAATTACAGAAAAGGTGACCAATTAAAACGTATTCCTGCTTTTGGTTTTGGTAACGGAAAAGAAGTTGAGATATATGTTATTAAGCCTTATATTTCAGGTTATCATTATTACACTCCGATAGATTATTCAGGTGCTTTACCATACGCTAAATTAGAAGAAGAAATTTCTGACTATTTGATTAACGATGTAATGAATGGATTTAGTGGTACTAAAGTAATTAACTTTAATAACAATATACCACCTGAAGAAAAGCGTCAAGAAGTTGCAAACGATGTTAAACGTAAATTAACAGGTAGTAAAGGCGACAAGGTTATTGTATCTTTTAACGCAAGTGCTGAAAACAAAACCACAGTTGATGATATTCCTTTAAACGACGCTCCTGCTCATTACGAATATTTAGCAAAAGAATGTTTTGAAAAACTAATTGTAGGGCATAGAGTTACAAGTCCGATGCTTTTAGGTATTCGTGACACAGGTGGCGGTTTAAGTAACAATGCTGATGAAATTGAAACTGCTACACGTTTATTTGATAACATAGTTATTAGACCATACCAATTAGAAATTATTGAAGCTATTGATGAAATATTAGCTATAAACGGAATCGCTTTAAATCTTTATTTTAAGACGATACAGCCACTTGATTTTATAGATGTAAATACTATGAATGCAGAAACAAACGAAGAGGAAACAGGCGTTAAAATGTCTTCTGACAAGGTTTGCTGTTCTGCTGATGATTCTTTAGATGATGAGGTTGCACAAAGTCTAATTGACTTGGGTGAATTTCAAAATGAAAATTGGTTATTAATTGACGAAAGCGAAGTTGACTACGATACTGATGATGCTGAAAATGAATTATTAAATAAAGAACCAAAACAAAGTTTATTATCTAAAGTTTACAATTTTGTAAGTACAGGAACTGCAAGACCAAACGCTAAAAGTGAGCAAGACGAAAACATTGATGGTATTCGTTTTATTACTCGCTATGTTTATGCAGGTGAAAATTCTGATAATACTCGTTTGTTTTGCAAAAAAATGACAGAAGCAAATAAAATTTATCGTAAAGAAGATATTATAAGAATGTCTGAACAAGCGGTTAATAAAGGTTGGGGGCCACGAGGTGCTGATACATATTCAATATGGTTATATAAAGGCGGTGGTGCGTGTCACCATCGTTGGAATAAGCAAGTTTATGCAAGTTTTGAAGGCGTTAACATTGATGTTAATTCACCTAAAGCAAAACAAATTGCAGGTGCAAAAGCTGAAGCATACGGATATACAATCAAAAACGCTGCTTTAGTTTCACAAAGACCGATAGATATGCCAAACAAAGGATTTTTACCTAAAAACAATTAACAAATGGCTTACGCATTACTAATAAGTACAGAAGATGTAAAAAGATTCACTATTCTAAACGGAAATTTAGATGTAGATGACTTTATTCAATATATAAAAATAGCACAGGATATAACTATCCAAAACTATTTAGGAACTGATTTATACAATAAGTTTCAAACTTTAATTTTAAGTGGTGATATTAGTTTAAGTGGCAATGTAAAGTATAAAAATTTACTTACTGAATACATTAAACCGATGTTGATTCATTTTGCTATGGTTCAATATTTACCATTTGCTGCTTATACAATAGCCAACAAAGGAGTATTTAAACATACTTCTGAAAACGCTACAAGTGTAGAAAAAAACGAAATTGATTTCTTGGTTGAAAAGGAACGTGATATTGCACAACACTATACTCAAAGATTTATTGATTTTATGTGTTTTAACAATCAAGATTTTCCTGAATATAATTCTAACTCTAATGGGGATATGTACCCTGATACAGATAATTTTTATGGAAGTTGGGTACTCTAAAAAACAAAGAAAGAAAGGTTTAAAATACGAAAAGCCTAAAGAAGAAAACAAAAAGAAATTACAATTATTTTTAACAAAAATAGAAAATGGAAAATAATATAAGTTGGGGTCAAGCAGTTGAAAATAATATGTATTGGGGTCAAAGCGGAACTAATGGTATTAATTTTGGTTACGTTTATGAATATAGTTCATTTGGTGCAACTTCTTTAAAAAAAAAATTAGCTTAATAACTGTTGATACTATTTTAAAAACAATAGATAACATAAAAATAACAATAGATAACATATACCAATGGCTCAACAAATAATTAATGTAGGAACAAATCCTAACGACGGAACAGGGGATACTTTAAGAGGTGCGTTTGTAAAGACTGATGATAACTTTACTGAACTATATTCAGGAAAACAAAACACACTTATATCAGGTACTAATATAAAAACAATAAACGGAAATAGTATTTTAGGAAGTGGAAATTTAACTATTGGTGGAATTACAGGAAGTGGTACTGATAATTATATTCCAAGATTTAACGGAACAACCGCACTTGAGAACAGTCAAATATTTGACAATGGTACAAGTGTTCTTGTTGGAACTACAACTCCACATCTTGGGGGTGTTAAATTTTTAATTTACGAACCAAGCACTCCAACTATTGTTGGGTATTTTCAAAATAATAATGCAATTTGTTATACAGGTTATCACTCATCAACAACTACTTTAAACGCAGTTCGTCTTGGTGCTCAAGGAAACAACCTTATATTTTCAGTTTCTACTGACGGTTCACCTGCTGAAAGAATGAGGATAACTTCTGCAGGTTACGTTGGAATTGGAACAAGTACTCCGTCAACCACATTACAAGTTGTTGGAACTTTTAAAGCAGGTGATTTTTCAAACCCAAGTCTTGATGTTGGTGCTACTGAAATTTCTGCAAATGTAGACAACAATGACCTTGTAATAAATACAAATGTGGCAAAACTTGGTAGTTATGGAAGTGGTGTTGAATTAGGTGTTAATACTCTTAATGGTGCAAGAGTTTTTTTTGAAAATTCAATAGGAAATAAATTTGGTTTACAGGAATCAGATAATTTATTAGTTACAGATAATGGACTTATTCAAGACACTGTAACACCATCAGATGCAACAACTCCTGCAAAATGGATAAGAATAAA